CACGACGCTCATCGCTATCATCTGGCTGGATCACGCCCTGTGGGTGGCAAATAGCCGGTGCGGCATCATCGCGCAGGACAAGGACGCGGCCGAGATCATCTTCCGGGACAAGGTGAAGTTTGCCTACGAGAACCTGCCTGAATTGTTCAGGATGTGGGCACCTCTTGCGAAGGATAGCGCGTCGGAGCTGATGTTTGCGCACAACAATAGCTCGGTCCGTGTGGCGACATCGATGCGCTCCGGCACGCTGCACCGGCTGCATGTGTCCGAATTCGGAAAGATATGCGCGAAGTACCCAGACAAAGCCAAGGAGGTGATGACCGGCTCGATACCGGCGGTGCCGACCAGTGGCGTGCTGGTCGTGGAGTCCACAGCCGAGGGGGCCGAGGGCGAGTTCTTCGATATGACGCAGCGCGCGATTGCGCAGGATGATCAGGGCGCGCCGCTCAACCCCAAGGATTACCGGCTGCACTTCTATGCGTGGTGGGATAACCCGGAATACACGATCAACCCGGAAGGCGTCATCATCACCGACCGGGACCATGAGTATTTCGACAGGATCGAGGCGACATGCGACATCATCATCCGGGCCGGGCAGCGCGCATGGTATGTGGCGACGCGCGACGCGGACTATCCGAACAACCCGGAGCGTATGTGGCAGGAGTACCCCAGCACGCAGGAAGAGGCGTTCCAGCAGTCAACCGAGGGATGCTGGTACGCGACGCAGATGGCCGTGATGCGCAAGGCTGGGCGGATATGTACCGTGCCAGAGGTTGACGCGCCGGTAAATACCTTTTGGGACATTGGCAATTCGGATGGTTGCGCGATCTGGTTCCATCAGCGTGTCGGGCTGGAGCATCGCTTCATCCGGTATTACGAGGAATTCGGGGAGGATCTGCGGCACTACGTCAAGATACTTCAGGACACCGGCTACATATTCGGCAAGCATTTCCTGCCGCACGATGCGGAACACAAGCGACTGAGTGACGACAACCGCTCCGTGAAGGAGATTCTGGAAGGGTTGGGCGTGCGCAACATCGAGATCGTGCCGAGGATCACGAACATCACGACCGGCATCGGGATGACGCGCGCGGCGTTTACGCAGTGCTGGATCGACGAAACGAACTGCAAGCAGGGCATCAAGCGCTTGGATAACTACCGAAAGCGGTGGAGTCCGCAGCAGGCTCGCTACCTCGACGAACCGGTGAATGATCACACCCAGACGGCAGGCCCGGACGCACTCAGGCAGTGGGCGCAGGCGCTCGACGGCGGCATGCTGAACATACATGCGGTGCGCAAGACAAAGACCAAGGCTAGGAGCTGGCGCACGGCTTGACATACGCCGAAAAACAAGTAGAAGGAAACAGCAATCAATAATTTTGGTTGCTATTATCCATGCCAGTCGAATTAGGTGGTCGCACAGCAAGGTTCATTCGGCGCAAGGGCGACATCTGCGCGTCCTTCCAGTATGTGAACGATGAGCCTGCAATGTGCCTGTTCCCGGCAATCAAGCGCATGACTTCCGGCGCTTTCATCATCTGCGAATCCGCAGCATACAAATACACCAACGAACGCTACCTGATGTTGCAGGCTATGAAGGCCTCAAGGGTGATGGGCATGGATGACACCAAGCACACCATCCTTCGCATCGCCGACTGCATCCTGCTCTGGCTGGACGACCTGCTGATGATGCCGCCCAAGCCGGAAGATATGGTCGAACACGCGGCACAGAAGGCACTTGCTGGCGAAGCCACCCTGTCTATCAACGGCCAATCCAAAACTTTTGAGGTCAACGGCTGATGGAGCGCATCGAGAATATCCAGACGAAGAAGGTCCACGACCCGGATTCCAGATACACCGAAGGCGGAGCCGTCGATCCGCATGAGGCACCCAAGCACAAGCTGGACAGCCCGGAGGTGCTTGATAAGCACAAGCGTCTGGAGGACTGGTTCGCGCAGGAGCGCAGCACGCAGGCGGAATCGCGCTTCCAGATGGCGCTGGACCACGACTTCTATGATGGCCTGCAATACTCCGAAGAGGATGCGCAAGAGCTGATGGAGCGCGGCCAAGCGCCGCTGGTTTACAACGAGGTGAAGCCGACAATAGATTGGGTTATCGGCACTGAACGACGCACCAAGTTCGACTACAACATCCTGCCACGCAGGGAAGAGGACGTGGGATTGTCATCGGTCAAGCGAGAGGTGATCAAGTACATCAGCGACATCAACCGCCTGACGTTCGAGCGCAGTGCGGCATTCAAAGAAAGCACTATCTCCGGCCTGTCATGGACCGAGACGGGTATCCGTGGCGACAACGACGACGATCCTATCTACGGCCAGCATGAGTCTTAGCGCATTCAAAGAAAGTTCTATCTCCGGCCTGTCATGGACCGAGACAGGTATCCGTGGCGACAACGACGACGATCCTATCTACGGACAGCATGAGTCGTGGCGCAACGTCTGGTATGACAGCAACAGTCGCAAGCTGGACTATTCCGATGCGCGTTATCTGTTCCGCCGCCGCGTCGCCGATCTGGACGTGGCTATCGCCATGTACCCGGAACGAGAGAGATTGCTGCGCGAAGCGGCGCTGGATCAGGATACCTTCGTCAGCCAGTACGACGATTTCTTGCTCGGGACGCCGCTCTCGCAGGGAGCGGGCGGCAAGACACCGATCAGTTCTTATGCACGGTATGGCGGCATCGGCTCGAACTCCGGCTCATCCAACCGCAAGATGCGTGTGGAGCTTATTGAGGCATGGGTGCGCACGCCGGTCAGGGTGCAGAAATTGCGCGGCGATCTGTTCGATGGTGAGCAGTACGACAAGAACAACCCGGAGCATGTGGCAGCTGTCGGCGACGGGGTGGTGTCCACCTTTGACGCGCTTGAAATGCGCATGGAAGTCACGGTGTTTTGTTCTGCTGGCGTGCTGTTCGATGGCGTCAGCCCGTACAGGCACAACCGTTTCAGCCTGACGCCGATGTGGTGTTATCGCCGTGGCCGTGACAATTCGCCGTATGGTCTGGTCCGCAACATCCGAGATCCGCAGGAGGACCTGAACAAGCGCGCGTCGAAGGCGCTCTTCATTCTGTCCACCAATCGCGTCATTGCCGACGAAGGTGCGGTCGAAGATTTGGAGCTACTGCGCGAAGAGGCGGCTCGGCCGGACGGCATCATCATCAAGAAGTACGGCAAGGATCTGTCCATCGGGAATGACAATCAACTTGCCCACGACCACATGGCGCTCATGGACCGGGACGGCAACGCGATCCGCAATGCAGGGGGTGTCACCGACGAGAACCTTGGCCGTGGCAGCAATGCGCAGTCCGGCAAGGCGATTCTGGCGCGCCAAACACAGGGCAGTGTCGTTACCTCCGAGGTGTTCGATAACTACCTGCTGAACTTCCAACTGGACGGCGAGAACTTGCTGTCGCTGGCTGAACAATACTACGCGAAGCCGAAGGTGATCCGCATTGCCGGGAAGCGCGCGGGCAAGTTCGACTGGATCAAAGTCAACCAGCCGCAGGAAGATGGCTCATACCTGAACGACATCACACAAAGCAAGGCCGACTTCATCGTGGATGAGCAGGACTACCGCGAAAGCATGCGCCAAGCGATGTTCGAGCAGATGATGGAAATGGTCGGCAAGATGCCGCCGGAACTTGCGATAAAACTGCTTGATCTGGTGTTTGAGTTCTCTGACATCCAAGGCAAGGACGAGATTGTGAAGCGCATCCGCAAGCTGACCGGCGAGGGAGGAGACGACGAAGAGAAGTCGCCGGAACAGTTGCAGGCTGAACAGGCCGTAGCGCAGGAAGAACAAGCGCAGCAGGAATTGATTAAGCAGACAGCCGAGGCGCAACTGCAGATGCTGAAAGCCAAGGTCGCGCAACTTGAAGCGCAGTCCAAAAAGATGGATGCCGACAGCCTGACGCATATGGTGACGGCGATGTACACAGCGATGCAGGCTGGCCAGATCATAGCGACGGTGCCCGGCGTGGGGCCTGTTGCCGATGCGATCCTGCAAGGTGCGGGCTATCAGGACCAGAACGGCCAAGACGCGGACATCCCAGCGCCTGCAGCACCAGCCTCGGCCGCAATGCCGCAGGAACTTCCAACATTGCAGCAAACAGACGGTGCGCAGGCAGGCATCCAAACCCCGGGCAATGACGGCGTAATCACTCAATAGGAGATCAACATGACAAAAACGAACAAGGTATCGGCATCAATGGCAATGCGTGAACGCGAATGGGAAGCAGAAGAAGATTTGCGCACATTGCAACGTGCAGCGGAAATCAAGAACGACCCAGCACGCCTGAAGCGCGCGCAGGAACTGGCGAAAGAAAAGTTGCAAGAAATGGCCCAAGTAGCAGGGCAGGCGGCCGGCTCGTAAGGGCTGGATTAAACGGTGGCAGCAGGCAATCTAGAGGAGGAAGTAATCATGGGTTTGGACGGATATTCAGAGCAGGAACTGGCAATGCTGTCTGACGAAGAGCGCGCGGCATTGGAGGATTCCACTGACGAAGAGCGTAAATCGTTGAACGCGGTGGCTGGCGTGGATGACGACGACGAAGGCAAAGATGCTGACGGCGATGGCGATGGTGAAAAAGGCGACGATGGCGATGACGGTGCGGCTGGCGACGGCGACGATGCTGGCGACGGCGACGGCGATGGCGCAGGTGATGATGCTGGCAGCGGTGACGATGGCGACGGCAGCGACGATAAGCCGGATCGCAATGTGTTCGCGGCGAAGTATCACGCAGAGCCTGTTGAGGGTTATGCGGAGAAAATGGCCGAGCTGGATCAGAAGTTCGAGGACGGCGATCTTGAGCTGAAGGACTACAACCAGCAGCGCGATGCACTGGTGCGTGCGCAACTCAAGGCCGAAATCTCGTCTGAGCAGCAAGAGCAAGTCGAGGCGCAGTTGTGGCGTCGTGAGATCGATATGTTCATGGACGACCACCCGGAGTATGTGCAGAGAAAACTGCTCAATGTTGCTTTTGACACAGCCGTGAAAGAAGTGGCGGCGGACCCGGCCAACAGTGACAAGACCTACCGCTGGTTCCTGTCCGAAGCGCATAAGCGTGTGCAGGAAGAGCTTGGCATCACGCAGAAGCAGGAGCAAAAGCATAATGCGGATGAAGGCGGAAAGAAGAATGCCAAAGACGTGAAGCC